ACCCCGCTCCGGCAATTCGAGTCGCTTTCGCCCGACCGACCGCCTCGATCAATGCCGCGTCGGGCTCGTGCGTGAGCGCGTCGTCTGCGGGCGCGTCGCGTTCGGGCGCGCCCGCGGTTGCGGCGTTCGAGGGTTCCCCAGGGGTACCGGTAGGGCGGGGGGCTTCCTCCGTTTCTGCGGCAATTTCAGGCGTTTCAGCGGGTGCCGGTGCCGGACCCGGGCCCGATTCGCTGTTTTCGGTGGCATCCGGGCGCGCGCCTCCATCGGAGCCCAATTCGGACGCCAATTCCGCCCATCCTTTCGCCAACAAATGACGGGCGTAATCATCCGAAACCTCGACGACGTCGCCGCGGCGTACGCGCCCGTCCGGGTTGTCGGGAAACTTGCTTTCGTTTTTGAGTGACGCGTTCATGCGGAGGGTTTTCATACGGCCGATTCGGTTGATTCGATATGCGATTGCGCGCCTTCCCGGTCGTCGTCGAGGGCGTGATACGGCGCCGTCACGAGGGCGGGGGCGTCAAACAGATCCGGGCCGTCGAGCGCGGGAACCGGTCCCTCCCGACGACGACGTTTCATCCGTCGCGTTGCCACGGATTTCCAGTTCAGTTCCGGGTGAGGGTATTCCGTCCATTGGTGCCGGTCGTGATCCTCGACACCGGTTTTCGCTCGTTTCATAACCGCCCATTTATTCGCCATTCGCGCCGCGTGATATTCCGCGGACTGTGTTCGGATATGCGCGGCGGTGACGTCGGGCGTGATAACCACACCCAGGGGGACGCCGGAGGCCGGGCCGGTGTAGGACGCTCCGGCGTCGATTGGCTCGACGGGATCGGGGACCGACAGGGGCCGGACGTCGCCAACACCCGGAACGTTTGTCGGGACGACGTCGAGGGCCCACCCTTTCGACACGAGATGTTCGGCGTAATCGGAGGGGACGGCGACGAACGTTCCCCGCTCCCCCTTTCCGCCGGGAAGCCGGTTCGAGCGAAAATTCGCTTCCAGGTACACGACGCGGTTTCCGTCGTCGTCGATCATTGGGCCGTCGACGCCGCGGGACCGGCGACGGTACCGGTCCAGCCAATCGAAATCCCGTGTCGTGACGTGCCGGGCGCCAGCGGCGCCGGGTTCCTCGTTGGCAATTCGAGCACGGAGCGCCCCCAACCGCGCAAAATGTTCCTCGTGTTCACGGAGGGCCAGTTCCGGATCCCACGGATTCGCAAGCAACGTTTCGCGGCGCGCCAAAAACCAGTTCGGGCAAAAGTCGACGACGTGATACCGGACCCGCTCCGGCGCGTCTCCCTCCGGGACGTCGAGGCGGAAGCTCTGCGGCGGGCCGTCCGGGGGAACGTGCCGAATGTATGGGCCGTCCGGCCACAGTTTGCCGGTAAACCACCTCCGGGTTCGGCGCCCGGATTCGGGAAACACGTCGTGATGATAGGCCGCCCCAACAATGCCGATCGTCTCCAAGCGCCGCAAAAGCGCGTAGAATACGCCGATCCGGGTTGACGGGGTACACACAACGTCGTCGTCCCAACACAGGACGTACGGTTCGTCCGTCGCGCCAACAAGCGCGTTTCGTTTTGCCGACAGCCCGATATCGACACCCGGCGCCGGAATCGTCCATGCCCCCGGGTACGACGTCCGCGGCTCCGGCGAATCGTCCATAACGTACACCCGGGCGTCCGGGTACATACGCCGGATCGAATCGACGGCCCGTTGTGCCACAAGCGGGCGCCGAAACGTCGGTACGATGATCGCAATCTCACGGATGAAATCGGACATATCTATTGGTCGGATTCGCCCCAATCGTCCGGGCGGGGCGGGCTTGATTTCGTCTTGTGGAAATAGAACGTGAGAATCATTCCGATAACGGCGCCCCCCACGATTGCGCCCCACACAGCACTTGCCCAATCCATCGTTCCGGTCAATTAGAAGCGGTGTCCGTCGAGTCGAACGGCGACCGTGAGACGGCGACCGTGAGACGGCGACCGTCAAACGGCGCGCGTTGTGTTCTTCCGGACGGGTGTATGGTCAATGTCCGGACCCACGGAGGGCCGGACGTGCTCGAACAAACGGCCGATTTCGTCCGGATCGTTGAGCGCGTCCACCGGAAACACCTTCACCCGATCGTCCGCGCGTTCGATTGCCCGGAGCCGGTTGTAATACGCGCTCCAATAAGCCCGAATCGAATCCGCCCGTGTTGGGCCCGGAGCAACCGGGAAAGAGGCGTCCCAGGCGTGCGGGCGCCGCGTCCGGTGCCGATCGGTGCCCGGCCCGGCCCAATGATCGGTTTGCGGCGACAGCCACCGCGCGAATGAATCCGCGGTGTCGTCCCGGCCCCGTTGCACACCCACAACGCGGACCGGGACGCCCGCCGCGTCCCCCATGCGGAGAAACCATTCCAGAGCCGGGAGCCAATACAGGGCGACGTCTCCCACAACCCGGGCGCCGGAGGCGTGAGCGTCGAGGCGGGATTCGGTCCATAGGCGCCGGGCCCATTCCCCCGGGAGGGAGCCCCACCGGACACGCGGGCCGAACCGTTCGTGCGTAACCCACCCGAGCCGGTCGAGAAGCGCCGCAAGCGACGTGGTCCCGCATCGGCCCGTCCCGACACCTACAACAAGCGTCGAGGCGGACCGTCCGTTCGCCCCGGATCCGGAGGGAGAGGTATCACGAGCCACCGGACGGCCCATCGGTCAAGTCGTCGAGGTCAATGAGGGCTTTCGGATACTCGATTGCCAGGGTGAGGCGCGCGTAAATCCGAAACGTAACCATCAAACTCTGAAAATCGGTGTCGTTCTCCGTCGACATTTCGACGGCGCTCATCATTCGATCGTAGACGGACGGGCCCACTTGATAATTTCCGACGTGCCCCGTCCCCTCGTTGAGCGCATTCGTCGAAACAACCGGAAGGCCCCACATACGCGGGACCGCCGAATCCTGCGGGCGGGCGAAGATATACCGGTCGTCGTTGTCTTTCGTGAGTTCGATGTTCGCCCAATTGAAGGGCGGAAGGATGATCCCGGTCGCCGGGAAGTTGTTGCGCTGCAACTGCAACACCGCAACCCGGATTCGGTCGATATCCGTAACCGTCGACAACCCGAGCGCGGTTTCGAGACTGGAATCATACGCGGTAGAGTTCGGCACGAGGCCGTCCAACTTTCCGCCCGTGTCGTCCCCATACAGTAGTTGATCCTCGATTTCCAGGTCCAACAGTTGCCGGAGGCGGGTTTCCGTCCATGTCCGGAGACGCGCCGCGTCGTCGAGAATTTGGATCGACGCTTTTGCATAGGTGCCCAGCGTCCGGACGACGGCCGTTTTCAGGTCGAACGTAAAATCGGTTTGCCCGAGATCCGTCCCCTCCCCGTCCTGTGCGCCGACATTGTCCGTTTCCGAATCCTGCACGACGTATTCGACGGCGTTAGAGTCCGTTTCCAGCACCGTAAGGAGATCCAGGATCCGCGGTTGCCGGAGTTGAATACCGAGAATCTGTTCCCTGTAATCTTCGTCCACCAGGGCGCCGCCCGATCCGGTGACGGACGTAATATCCTTGATTCCGTATCCGTCGAGGTTGACGAAACATTTGTCCCCGTGCCCCGGGCTCGTGTACCCCTTTTCCTCGACGGACTTCACGACGTCGTCCCCGAACCGTTTGTCCCGGGAGGCTTTCGAGCCCCCCATTTTCTCGATCAACTCGATCTCCCGTTCGTCGAGCAGTTCGTGAAGTTCATCCGTGAAGGTTTTGAATTCCTCCAACCGAATATCAAACACCTTTGATTTCAGTTCGTCGAGGAATTCGGCGTTGTCGAGCGACCGTTTTTCTACTTCGGTTTTTGCGTCGTGCGCCGCGTCGCGTGCCTCCCGGATTTGATCCTCCAATCCGCCTTCCCCCATAATTTCGTCGAGGTTCTTCCGGAGGCCCTTGATTTGATCGGCTACAGCCGAGGGAAGCCCGGGAATTGCCGTCGCAACGAGGTATCCGCCCCACCCGTCCGGCGCGCCGCTTTCGGTGTGAAGCGTATGGGCGTCGAGCCAATCGACCGCACACGTTAGCGTCGCCTGTAGGTTGGCGGGTTCGAGCCCGTACGGGTCGCCGGTTGCGGCAACGATCCCGGCATAAAGCGCAACGAGCGCCGCGAACGCCGCGGAAAGCCGCGTCGTGAGTCGTGAAAGGTTCATCGGTGGAATCTGCGGTTGAGTTCGGTAATTTCGGATTCGAGACGGTCGAAATCGACGCGCTCGTGTACGGCCCGGCGCCCGGCCACCTCGTTGAGTTCGGCAAGCGCCGCCGCAAGGGCTTTTTCGACGTCCGATCCGAAACCGGCGTCGTCGTCTATCAGCGTTTTCAGCGGAGGGATCGAGGGCGTATCAACCGGCCCAAACGACGTCCGCGGTTCGGCGGGCCGCGGGGTAGGGGAAGCGTCGAGGCCGAGGGGCCATTCGTCAATCCGGAACACCCCGTCCCCTACGTGTTTCCGCTCGATCAAATGCCCCGCCGTACCGGAGGAAAGCCCGAGTTTTCCGCGGCGGGCCAATTCAAGAACCATTTCCTCGTATTCGTCCCGCGCGGTGAGTTGTGTTTCCAGCCATACGCCCGCCTCCCCGCCGTCCGATCGGGTCGCAAGCCGCCCCGTTCCCAGGCGACGACGTCCGAGCGCCGGGTCCCACCCGTGCCCGTACAGGACGTGCGTATGTCCCTTTCCGTTGTCGAGCCAATGATCCGTTCCGGCGTGGAAAAAATCCCGGTCGAGGTCGACCGTATTCCCGTCGTGCCGCACGAGCCACCCGCCGAATAACCCGGTGTCGCTCAAATCCTTGAACCCGCCGCCGTCCGCAACCCACAGGTCCGATGATCGGGCGCCCGGGGCGACGTCGGACCGGGCGGATTTCAGTTTCCGGAGCGTCCCCGCGCGGTGAACAACGGTTTCGTCCCGCCCCTCCCCGTCGTCGTCGACCAGCTCGATCAAAAACGCCGGATCGTCGTCGGATCCCTCGAATTCTTCGTCCGTCGTCGAGGGCGACACCGTTCCCGACGTAACAATGCGGCGGATCCGCCCGCGGGCCCGTCCTCCGCTCGAATCCCAGGACACCGTATCCCCCTCCGAAAGCGAATTCGGATCCGCCTTCACGGTGCGGAACGCGTTTGCCAACACTTCGGCATTGTTGGCCCTCCCTTGCATCCCGTAAATCAACATACCCCCTAACGGTTTTATTTTTGTCACATTGAAACTACGTCGAAACCGAAAAACCCGCAAGCCCAAAACCCAATCTCGAAAATCCGGCCGCCGAAAGCGACGTCGTCGCCGGGAGGTTGTCGAACCGGGCCCGTTGCGAACACCGACAGTTCACGACGTTTCCCGCCGATCCTGCCGGGTCCGCGGGAAACATCAAGGGTTCGCCGGACACGAGAAACGGTTCGTCGATTCGTACCGTCTGCCCGTCCGCCGCCCGATGATCCCAGGGCGGCGGATCCCCGTCCCGTACGCGGTCGTCCCGTTGCGTGAGCCAGGACCGCCGCTTTACGCCCGCGTCCCGAAACGCCTGCAACTGCCCGCGCTCAAACCCCGCGGTTCCGTTCGTCCGTGCGATTCGGCGGGCCCTCCATGCGCGGGCGTCGTCGAGAAGCTGTTCGACCCGCCCAATGATTTCGTCGACGTCCTCCCCTTCCGACAGCCCGGTTTGAATTGCCCGGGCCATGTCCCGGTTCAGGGTGTCGGTTGTCCCCCGGGTTTTCTGTATCAGTTCGTCGATCGTTTGACGTACGGCCGGGTCGTCGCTCGTGAAATCCCGGCCCTCGACGTCGAGCCGCAAAAGGCCCGTCTCGAACCCCGCCTCGACGACGTCGAGCAGTTGAGGCCGTACCCGATCGGAAAGGCGGTTTTTCCAGGTGCCCCAATCTATGAGGGTATTAACGACAAGCGGATCCGGGTTTGCCCGTGTTGCCGCCGTATACACGAGCACGTCCGCGGCGACCGGCCAACGCGGGGACCGGACCGCGCTCCGGAAGGCGCCGGAGAGTTCGGCGGTTAGATCCTCGAAATACCCGCGTAGGTCGGACACGAGCGCGCGTTCGGCGCTTTGTCTCGACGCCTCGATCATTTCCCATTCGAGCCGCAACGTTTCGTCGGACACCTTTACGCCGGTATGCGTAGCGGCTCGTTGGATCCGGGCCACGGTCACGAGGCCCGCGGCGAACGGGTGACGACGACGGAGCGCCGAAAACCGCGGAACGTCGAATCGGACGGAGGCGTGTCCGGCGTCGCACAGGTCGCACATCGGGCGTTCGGGGTTGGGGTATACGGTTGGGCGGGCGCCGCCTCGATCACGTCACGCGGGCGCCCCGTCGCCTCCCTGCGGGGCGTCGACCAACGACCGGAGGGCGCGTTCGATTACGTCCCCGTCCGGAGGGCTCGACGCGGCGACGTCCCGGAGCGCCGATAAAATCGGCTCCGGCAAGTCGTCCCCATTCCCCGCCGCATTTGCCGCGGCAAACGACCGGATCGCCTCCGATCGCGCAATCCGACCGCTCCGGGCCGGGTCCATGTTGCGGAGAATGTTTTCCAGGGGTTGCACGTTGAATTTCACGAGCAGCGAATCCGCTCCCTTCGGTTCGAGGCCCAATTCCGCCCGCCCTTCATCCGGGGAGAGAAGCGTTCCGGAAATGGCATTTACGATCCGCTCGACGCGGGCGGTTTCGTCCTCCTGTAGCGCCGGGATGTTTTTCGTCTGCAACATCAACCGGGCGTCCCGAACGGACCGGCGACGGGAATACTTCGGAATTGCCCAGCGGTTGAGCCCTTCCAGGGCCATATTTACAATCGGAAGGATCGAGACAACCAGGGCGACCCGGAGGGCCGTCCTGTAATTGTCGTATGTTTTGGCGGAGTCCTCCCCCAATAGGACCGGGTCAATACCGAGCCCCACGGTTGTTAATTTGCCGTCATACCGGAGCATTTCCAGGAATTCCGCCTCCCGCGGGGCAACGGCGCTCGATTCGGCGGTGTAGGCGCCGGACATAACCAGGTATCCGTTTTCCTCCCGCACGGAGCGAATGCGGTTATTATACCGCTCCTGTGCGTCGTCGACGACCGATTGCGGAAGCTGTTCGCCCGGCTCCAACCCTTCCGGGAACAGCATTCCGGACAGTTGCCCGCCCGTTTCGGCCAACGACCGGTTCCAGCGGTCC